TATCTCTACTTCAAACATAAAATAACAAGAGGGTACATAGAGATACCCGATTGGACAATCACTAACCCACAAGGAGGTAACAATGGGTCAAGTTAAAAAACTCTGCATTGAAGCAGAGACAATGTTGGTCACATGCTTAGATGAGTATGGCATGACCAACGAACAAGCGTTCGAAAAGATACGCAAGGAACTAGGTACTATGGCAGAAGAACATGTCCGTAGTTTAATTAAACAATGGAACAAAGGAGATAGCACATGGCAACAGTAAGATTTAGCCAACAACTGCAAGACGATATCGTCAAGAATGCAGAGAGAATGTTTGATGACAGTCTCAGACAAGCAAGGGAGAACTACCCCAAGGAGTGGGCAAAGAAACTGTATGACAGTTTGTTCTCAGCAGATATCCAAGCGAAGATGAATGCTTTGCCTACTGGATTCTTTGAGAAGATTGACAGACTAGACCTTACAGGGTTCAAGAATGCACCCGAAGATGTATGGCAATCAGCACATACTAAGGTGGACACATGGAAACGTGTGAGCCTACGTCTACAACTACCAAGTCCATTGCCATTCCCACCAAAGAATGATTGGCAAAATGCAGTAGATAGTGGGTACTACATGGACTACTCAAGGTGTGAGATTGATTTTCACAACGATAAGTTTGAGTGGTTACATGAACCATTCAAGAAGTACACCCAAGGTATCTTCAAAGTAGAAGCTAAGAAGGATGAGTTTGTAGCAGGGGTCAAGTCTGTTGTGCGAACCTATACAACTCTAGCACCTGCGTTGAAAGCATGGCAACCATTGTGGGATTTACTACCCGATGATGCCAAGGAACGTCACAAGAAAATTACTGAGAAGCCTAAGCCAAAGACAGCAGAAGATATTGGCGTAGACCTAAGCAGTATGACGGCTCAAGTAACATTCAATAAACTAACAAGAAAGTAGAGGTAACTATGGAAGTAACTAACAAGCAAGAACTCATTCGCTACATCGAACACGAGGTACAGAATGAGAGACGATACATGTCCTATGCAGACACAGACAATGGTGGTCGTAGGCTAGAGACCTACGACAATTTTGCCAAGGAGTTTGCAAGGTGTCGTGACAAGTCAAAGGGTCGTAAGATATCGGCAAGCTTCAGATTGTTTCAGACAGTACAACAAGATGTCGTGTGTTATGATGTTCACGTTGAGGGGTACGGCAGTACACCTTTCATGCGTATAACACCTGACAACATAGTGGAGTTTGTTGCACCTGCTCAAGCTGTCTGGCAACACTCACAGTCCATCGTGTCATCATCGTATCGTTGGATACCATTTATGTTTGAGCGACACAAGAAAGGTTTGTATCGGGTACAACACACAGGCAAACACGCAAAGGATATGGTGGCTAAAGTAGATGAGTTCTACAAGAACAAACTAGAACAAGCAAAGCTACTATCCGATGGTGTGGGTGAAGCTGTATGCAATGACTTCAAGTCTGCATGTTACATGGCAACATGGAATGTACAGAGTAAGATGATGAAGGAATCACCTGCATACTTTCAAGGTCTAAAGTTCAACATCATTACTGGTGAGTGTCTTAATCGTAGACCCGATGACAAGTTCGTTGAGAATGTAGACAAGCGTAAGGTATGGCGACAAGCACTAGCCAAGTTCAAGCGTGGTATCAAAGCAAGGGCAAAGGTTCGTGCCTTTGATCCATTGATTGAGAAGGTGTGGGCAGAGAGACAAGGGCAGAGTCAATACCATTGGAAGCAACCCGATTGGTCTAGTCAACCTTGGCTTGACCTGCTTGAGAAATCAATACGAGACAACGAGTTCTCAAAAGAATTGTTGATTGGTTTCTGTTCTACACCACCGAGTGGATACTACCAACAGTCCAAGCCTACAAGCAAGGAAGTGTTCGATGGTGTTCACAAGATACTGACAGACATGTCGGTTGAATTGCGTAGACGATTCAATGTCTTTGAGAAAGAAGGGCATGATGAGAAGCGTGAAGAAAAATATAAGTACAGTTATTATGGAGATAAAAACTTAACAATAGAGGAGGCAAGAAACATATGACAGTAATTGCATGGGATGGAAAGACCCTTGCTACTGACAGAATGGCTAACGATGGCTCTCAGAAATGGGAGTCATCAAAGGCTTGGTATGGCATGAGCAAGGATAAAGAAGTAGTAATCATTACAGGTGTTGGACTAGCACACTACATCAGACAACTATCGGAGTGGTATCAACAAGGTATGCCCGATATAAAACCCGATGTACCACCTAGTCAAGCGAAGCTAATCGTAGTGCAGAAAGACGGACTGTATGAGTTATCGTACAAGATGTTGTTACCATACGATGCACCATATTGTGCGTTCGGAGATGGGAAGGAGATAGCACTTGGTGCGTTAGCAATGGGTGCTACGGCAGGTCAAGCTGTAAACATTTGTAACGAACACTCTTTACAATGTGGTAAAGGTGTGGAATTATTCACTTTACATGGAGGTAACGATGAGCAGAAAGAATGCTAAGTATAAACGAGGTAACATACTAAAGAAAGCAGACAAGCTAACATCGGTAGACAGACAAGATGACCACGGAGACTTTGCAGATAATGCTAGAGTTACAGCAGAGTTGTGGACTACATACAAGGGGGTTGAGTTTACCCCCCACGATGTACCAGTTATGTTGGCTCTACTGAAAGTAGCTAGGATAAAGCAGAACCCCGAGCATGTTGATAACTATGTGGACATGTGTGGCTATGGTGCATTAGCAGGAGAACAAGTTCCTGCAAGGGGGAAGCAATGAGAGTAATCACGATTGACTTTGAAACATACTATAGTCGTGAGTATTCCCTATCCAAGATGACAACTGAAGCCTACGTTAGAGACCCTCGCTTTGAGGTGATTGGTGTGGGTGTAAAGGTAGATGATAACCCACCCGATTGGTATAGTGGGGAGGATGTCGGCAGGTTTCTGAACTCACTAGACTATTCAGAAGATGCTATCCTTGCACACAATACTGTGTTTGATGGTGCTATACTATCTTGGTTGTATGGTATCAAGCCTAGGTTTTGGTTTGATACTTTGTCTATGGCTAGACCCTTCCACCACTCTACTGTGGGGGGTTCTCTCAAGGCACTAGCAAACTTCTATAACCTTGGTCAAAAAGGGGATGAAGTTATACAGGGTTTAGGTAAGAAACGCAATGACTTCTCACCACAAGAACTTGACAAGTATGCTGACTACTGTTTGCAGGATGTAAACTTAACATACAAACTGTATAAAAAGCTAAGACAGAAAGTACCTGTGTCTGAACTTATGATTATAGACCAAACAATCCGTATGTATACTGAGCCTACTATTCAATTAGACAGGCAGGTTCTATCTGACCATCTACAAAAGGTTAAAGATGACAAGCGACAACTGATTGAATCACTAGCACTTAAAGGTATTAGTGAGGACAGAGTTAAGAAGGCTCTAATGTCTAATCAAATCTTTGCAAAGATACTAGAAACTGTTGGTGTAGAACCACCGATGAAGACTAGCCTACGCACTGGTAAAGAAACCTATGCGTTTGCAAAGACAGACAAAGAGTTTACTGCTTTGCTCGACCATCCTAACTCAAAGGTTCAGACTCTAGTGGCGGCAAGACTTGGTACGAAGTCTACCATCGAAGAGACTAGGACTGAAAACCTTATGAAGGTAGCAGACAGAGGGGCATTACCTATTATGCTCAACTATTATGGCGCACATACAGGTAGGTTTAGTGGTGGTGATAAGCTGAACTTACAGAACCTACCTAGGAATGGTGCGATTCGTAAAGCTATTACTGTACCCGAAGGGGATGTAATGATTGCTTGTGATTCGTCACAGATAGAAGCCCGTATGGTTGCGTACATTGCAGGACAAGATGATCTTGTGCAAGCGTTCCGTGAGGGGCGTGATGTGTACAGTGAGTTTGCATCCGAAGTCTATGGCAAGAAGGTTACAAAAGATGATAAGATTCAAAGGTTTGTAGGGAAAACTTGTATTCTTGGACTCGGGTATGGTATGGGTCATGTAAAGTTTAGAGCCACTCTTGCTCTTGGGCAAGGTGGTATAGCTGTAGATATAGATGAGAACGAAGCCAAACGTATTGTAAACTTATACCGACAAAAGAACCATAAGATAGTATCACTATGGCATAGCTGTGGTCATGCTCTTACTGGTATGGTGTCGGGTGCATCGGGTAACATATGTGAACTACTACCTTATGACAAGGATGGTATAACTTTACCCAATGGACTGAAGATAAAATACCATGCGTTGCGTAATACGGCTGATGGTTTCGAATATATATCTGACGCTAGGACTTTCCGTAAACTTACACAGAAAAGACTACTGACTGGTGAACAGCAGAAGATTGACTGGACTAGGATTTATGGAGGTAAAGTTACAGAGAATGTGGTACAGGCTTTGGCTAGGATTGTAGTCGCAGAACAGATGGCATCAATCGGACAGTCATATCATGTTGCTTTTCAAGTACATGATGAAGTTATTATCACTACCCGGGAACACGACACAACACACGCACGACAACTTGTTGAGAGAAAGATGTCTACTCCACCACGCTGGGCAAAGGACTTGCCTGTTGCATGCGAGTCGGGTGTAGGCTATAATTATGGAGAAGCGAAATGATAAACGAAGATGAATTGCCTAACGAATTTAAGGCACATAATAATAAGAAACAAAGGATACTTGAGATACTTAACAAGGTATCCGATGCCGTGAAGGAGAACCCCGCGGCAGAGGAACTACTTGTCATGGTAAAGTTAGACGGAGAGTATGTAAGGTTTGCTAGTATGTTAGAAAGCAGTACAGAAACCATAGCTATACTTGAGATGCTCAAGCATGACATAATTAAGA